GTACCTAGACGGCCACCGCTATCGGTTGGCGAGCGCCGAGAAGGCCGACAAGCTGCTGCTGGCGGCCTACAACCGGGCAAAGGAATTCGTCATGCGCGGTGGCGAGCTGCCGGCGGCACCGGTAGCCGAGATCGAGCACCAGGTGCGCGAGCCCGTGCCGGCCACGCGCGAGCAGGTCGCCAAGCACATGGACGACATCGCGCGCGAGCTCAACGTGGCGATCGCCGCGGACGAACCAGCCGCCGCCGAAGCGACTCCGGAGGTGCGCCATGCAGCCTGAGGTCGACAAGGAACTGCTGCGCCGGGCGCGCCAGTCTGGCCGCTATATGCGCGAGGCCCACAAGCCGCGCAGCTCCGTGCCGCTGTTCGAGATGGGTGAGCCCGGCCGCCTGCAGCGCAAGGAATGGGAGGCCGGCTGGGACCGGCGAGATTACGAATTGAAACTGGGAGTCGCGGCATGACCACGCTTAAGCCCGCTGACTGGCAGGAGCGCGGCGAGGGCATGATGACACCCAAGCAGCAGCGCATGCTCAACGCCATCTGCGGCGACCTGGCCGCCGGGCTGTCCTGGCACGGCCAGCGGCTGACGAAGGACGACTGGCGCCACATGGTGGCCGGCACGATGCTGGGCTGGCGCCTGATGCCGGCGATCGACCGAGGGCAGGGCGCGCCCGGTCATATCATGCTCGGCGGATCCAGCCTGAAGCTGACGAGGTCGCTGGCCTGCGACGCCATCACCGTGCTGGTGCAGATTGGCGACCACCCGGAAGAGCAGGGCATGCGCGCGCGGCCGGTGCGATGGTCGGATACGGTTTTGCTGGGGCTCGGATTCAATCCTCACGACTTCGCGGAGGCGGCTTAATGGATCGTTGCATACTGAATTTTCATCATCCGGTGCATCAACCGCTCGCCGATAGCTTCAAGTTCGGCAACTTCACGCATGAGGCTCGCGCTGGAGTTTCCTGCGCCGTTTTTTGTACCTACATGCCTGACAGCAAAGCTCGCCCGAATATTGAGGCCCTGCGCACGCTTCAAGTACTTAGCCATGTCGTCTATGAGAGATGGGTAGGAGTCAGCCTTTCTAAGCGCGTCCAAGAAGCTATCGGGGACATCGGTTGCCTCGATTATTTCTTTAAGTCCAGCCATAAATTCCTGGGGATCGTCGGGGTCAAAAGACACGTGCCCAAGGTTCCACACCGCAGTTACAAGTCCGTCAAGTGCGAAGGCAATGGAGATTTTGGCATTCGCGAGTTCTTTTCGTTGATCAGATCGTCGCTGCTGGAGGTAGAGGGCGGTTGGTACAGCTGCAGCTACCAATATTGCTGCGATGCTGCCCACAGCTTGTACCCATGCGGCCCAGAGAGCAGAACTCCTGACGTCAAACGGGCTTCCTGGAAGCCCGATCGCTGCAGCGAGAAGGAAGCCGAGTACCGCTGCGATCACTGCCGAACCGACAGCCAGCCACGAGATTCCGCACCGCATGGTCTTACCTCCCTAATATTTCAGGTGATCTTACGTCGCCGTAGACTGACGTGCGAGGCAGTCAATGCACGCTAACTACCGCGATCGCGCTTTGCTTGATGCGGTGTATCAAGTTGAGTGCACCCTCCAGATCGATAGGTGCTGTGAAGGCGGCTTCGGTGAGCCTGCACACAGCAACCAGAGTCGGCACGGGAAGGGTGGCGGCCTCAAGGCGCACGACTGTTTCGTGGCGGCCGCCTGCAGGGCATGCCACCGAGAGCTGGATCAGGGCAAGCGCTTCACCCGCGAGGAGAAGGCCGAGATCTGGCTGCGCGGGCACGAGCGCACGATGCTGGCCCTGTGGCAGATGGGCCTGATCCAGGTGGCCGCATGATCATCCGGATCGTGGTCTATGGCTCGCCGGCGCCGCAGGGCAGCAAGTCGTTCAAGGGGCTGGCCAAGAGCGGCCGGGCGATCCTGGCTGAGTCGTCCAAGAAGGTCCGGCCATGGCGGCAGGACGTGAAGCTGGCGGCGCAGCAGCTGCGGGCCCAGCTCGGGCTGCAGATGCTTGATGAACCCCTTGTGGTCAGCATGACGTTCACCCTCCACAAGCCGCTCAGCGCCCCGAAGCGCCGTAGGGTCTTTCCGTGCAAGCTGCCGGATCTTTCCAAGCTGGTTCGATCGACCGAGGACGCGCTGACCGACGCCGGCATCTGGCGGGACGACGCGCGGGTCGTGGAATGCCGCGCTGCCAAGCGCTATCCGGGGGAGGGCGCAGATGCCCTCGATGCACCTGGGTGCGTGATCGAGATCGAGAGGGTCGCTCTGTGACGGCCAACCCCTACACCGAGCAAGTAGGCGGGCCGCGCGGCACGGCGATCGTGAGCCTCGTCGTCGCCTGCCGGATCGCTGACAAATACCGCAGTCGCCTGCCCAGCGTCAATGAGCTGCAGGACGACTTCGGGATGCACAGAGCCACCGCCTACCGATGGCGCGCCGCACTGGCGAGCGCGCGCGGCATTTCTACCACCAGCAACACCCCAGGAGAGAACACACATGGTTGACCGCCGCGAGATGCTGGCCCGACTGAACGCGCAGACCGTGCGCTTCGACGTAGGGCAGGGTGGAGGCGCTCCCAGCCTGACCACATCCGATATCGCCGCCGCGCTGGGTATGGTGCCGGCCGGGCTTGGACGGGAAGTGATGGAGGCGGTGTATTTGCCAGACGGGGCCGTCCGGCACCGCGGCAAGCTGGCCGAGGCCGTGCTCGCAATCGTGCGCCCGGAGTTCACCCGCCGCGCGCGGGCGCTGGCAGAGGCCGAGGATGATCTGAGCTTCTCGAAGGAGATGGTCAGCCTCAGCCGCCGCAGCCCGTCCGACGCCCAGCGAAGGATCCTGCGGGATCGGGAGGCCGCAGTGGCACTGGCTCGCGAGCAGGCCTGGCCGAAGAACACCTATCAGCACCTCTCCCGCATGGTCGACGCCGTGGTGCTGGAGCTGGCCAGCGGCAACCGCTGCCCGGCATGCTTGGGCGCCGGAATCGTCAACGATATGGGCTGCAAGGATTGCAGGTGCACCGGCATCGAGCCGACGCCGGACCGGCGCCGAGCGCTGGCGATGGGCTGTGACCCTTCGGACTATCCGAAGAGATGGAAGGGCGTCTTCGAATGGCTGCTGGGCGAGCTTCACCAGTCCAGTGAGCGTGCCGCAAAGCAGCTCTCCCGCGCATTAAGCAATCGGGACTGGGGTGAAGAGCCTCGCGCTGCATAGGTCTCGAGAATGTGGAGTTGATGACTCCACGAATCGGCGGGCAGAATTCACAACATCGCGAGACTTGGCCGCCGGCCAAAATCTTAGCCAAAGCCCCGCCCGAAGGCGGGGCTTTTTGGTGCAAGTAACAGACTAGCGGCGTTTCTTGTCCGCTGTGTACGCTGCTGCGGCCTCACGGAATATTTCGTGATCCACTTCGGCCTCGTGGAGAGTCTTAAATGGGCCACGTAGGAAGCCATCATCTTCGGTGTCCACACCGAAGATGAAGCAATTACCGGGTGCAGGATCGATATTTCCGACTCCCGTGATCTTCATTCTGCTTATATTTTTCATGGTTGTGTCTCGTCAAGGGGAGCAGCCTGACTATCAGCTGCGGGTGAAATTAGTCGCTCGCAAAATCCCACGCCCAATTCCCAGATCGGACCAACCCTCGAGCCAGGCCGACAGCGGAGCGGGCACCCCTCTGAGGACACACCATGGCAAGGATCACCCCCCAACAAGCAGGCGGCGTGAACGTCGTGGCGTTCCTGGACATGCTGGCCTGGTCCGAAGGCACCGACAACGGCAAGCAGCCGACCAAGGACCACGGTTATGACGTCATCGTCGGAGGCAAGCTGTTCACCGGCTATGCCGATCATCCGCGCGAGCTCGTTTCGCTGCCCCGGCTGGGCATTAAGTCGACGGCGGCCGGTCGCTACCAGCTGCTGTCGCGGTACTACGATGCCTATCGCCGGCTGCTCGGGCTCAAGGACTTCTCGCCCCTCAGTCAGGACCTGATCGCCATTCAGCAGATCAAGGAACGGCGGGCGCTGGAGCTGATCAAGGCCGGCGAGGTGGTCAAGGCAATCAGCTTCGTTCGCAACATCTGGGCGAGTCTGCCGGGCGCCGGGTACGGTCAACATGAGCGCAAGCTCGATGAGCTGCTTGCCGCCTACCGCAAGGCCGGCGGCGTGGTCGTGTCATGACAGAGGAAACGGTGCCTTGGTGGATGGCCGGCGGTGTAGCGGCCTTCTGGGTGGCAAGAGAGACGTGGGGGGCGCTGCTCTCCCGGCGCAAGGAACGCACCGAGACGGACGCCAATGTTGACCTGTTGAATGGCTTGGTCCAGCGCGTGAAGTCGCTGGAGGAATCCCAGGCGGCAACCACGCTTCAGTTGGCCGAGGAAATCAAGTTGCGCATGACCGCGCAGGAAGAGGCCCACCGACTGAGGTTACGGGTTATGTCGTTGGAGTCCGCCATGCGCCAGGTCGGCGCCGTGATCCCGCCGGAGATGCCCTGATGATCCGTCTTTACACCTTGCTCGTAGCAGTGGCACTGGCCTTGTCCTTCTGGGCTGGTTGGTCCTGGCGCGGCGACCGTGCGGAGGGCGAAGAGTTCCGGCAGCAGGCCGGCACCAGCGCCGCAGTGGCTGAGCAGGTCAACCAAGCCCGCTCGACCGAGCACACCCAGGCCGACACCATGGCCACCATCGGAGCGAAGCATGAAGAAGATCGCGCTGCGGCCCAGGCCGTCCCTGCTGCTGTTGTTGCTGGGGTGCGTGATGGCAGTCTCCAGCTGCGCGACGACCTCGCCACCTGCGAGACAAGCCGCCTGTCCCAAGCCATCGCCGGCGCCGTCGAACGTGATGCGCGAGCCGAACTACGTTCAGAGGTTGCAGGGGCTGCTCTTCAAATCGTCACCGACGCCCAAGACCACGTCCTCGCCTGCCAAGCCGTAGTGCGAGAGTACGAAGGGCAGGAGTAGCTATGGTTAGGCCCCAGCCACCGACAGACCTGCATGATATCGATCTGGAGGACATGGCCATGCGGTTCCGGCCTGCTCCCGATGTCTGGGAGTGGATCGAAGCCGAGGTGCTGTCCGAGGACGGGAACCTGCACAACCCCGATCACCTTCACCTGCAGGGTGCCGATGTGGGCGTCCTCTGGGCGGGCACATGCTTCACCAAGCAGGCCAGGACCATTGTCGGCCAGGCCGAGATGGTGGCCTTCCGGGCGGGTGGGTGGCAGAAGGCCCGGATGGAGCGCCAGATGGTGGACTGGTTCGGGCGCGTGCCTGAGGTGGTCATCACCCTGGCCGCCGATTACTGCTCCAGCTGCACCGACACAGAGTTCTGCGCCCTGGTAGAGCATGAGCTGTACCACGTGGCCCAAGAGGCCGATCAGTACGGAGCCCCGAAGTTTCGTAGGGATGGATCCGCCGCCCTGACGATGCGAGCCCATGACGTGGAAGAGTTCGTCGGGGTGGTTCGCAGGTATGGGGCAGGGGAACAGGTCCAGAAGCTCGTGGACGCAGCACAGAGGCCGCCCGAAGTGGCCAGACTAGACATCGCCCGGTCGTGTGGCACCTGCCTGCTGAGGGCGGCGTAGGCACGACCCGGCACGACAAGGTTGAATACTTATGCCCGCGCTCGACGCCCAGGTGAAGACCTTCATCGTCCAGCAGTTGGCGTGCTTCGACACGCCCAGCACGGTGGTGGAAGCGGTCAAGACGGAGTTCGGTCAGGCCGTGAGCCGCCAGACGGTGGAATCGCACGACCCAACCAAGCACGCAGGGCGGAAGCTGGCGCAGCGCTGGGTCGAACTGTTCAACACCACCCGGGAGCGCTTCAAGGCCGAGACGGCGGACATTCCCATCGCCAACCGAGCCGTCCGGCTGCGCGCGTTGAACCGGATGGCCAACAAGGCTGAAGGGATGAAGAACATGGCCTTGGCCGCCCAGCTCATCGAGCAGGCGGCCAAGGAGACCGGCGGGGCTTACACGAACCGCCAGCAATTCGAACACAGCGGCCCCAACGGCGGGCCGATCCAGAGCGCCGACATGACCCCCGGCCAGTTCCGAGAGGAGGCGAAGAAGCTGCTGCAGGAGGTGTGACGTGGCCGAGCTGACCGCTCAGCAGAAGCTGGTGGCGGCCGAGCTGGCCCGCGAGGACTTCTATTTCTACAGCCGCTACACGTTCCTGAGGAAGAAGGGCTTCCCGTGGATGCGGGCCAAGCACCACGCGCCGCTGTGCGCGGCCTTGGACCGGGTCTATCGGGGCGAGTGCAAGCGCCTGGTGATCAACCTGCCACCGCGCTATTCAAAGACCGAGCTGGCGGTCGTGAACTGGATGTCCTGGTGCCTGGGCAAGGTGCCGGACTCCGAGTTCATCCACATCAGCTACGCCGCGCCGCTGGCCCTGAACAACAGCGCCAACACCCGGGAGCTGGTCCAGCACGAGGTCTACGGGGAGATCTTCCCCGAGGTCGAGCTGCGCAAGGACAGCAGCGCCAAGGGCGACTGGCGGACAACCAGGGGCGGGGTGGTCTATGCCACCGGTGCCGAGGGCACTGTGACCGGCTTCGGTGCGGGCAAGGCTCGGCCCGGCTTCGGCGGCGCGATAATCATCGATGACCCGCACAAGCCGGGCGAGGCGGACAGCGACACGGTCCGCCAGGGCGTGCTGGACTGGTTCAACAACACGCTGCAGTCCCGCGTGAACAGCGCGGACACGCCGATCATCGTGATCATGCAGCGCCTGCACGAGCGGGATCTGGCCGGTTGGCTGCTGGGCCGCAAGCCCGGCGAAGAGCCGCGACCTGGTGGCAATGGTGAGGTGTGGGAGCACGTCTGCTTCGAGGCGCTGTCGGAGGACGGCGAGGCCCTGTGGCCTGAGAAGCACACTGCCGCCGACCTCAACCGCATGCGCGAGTCGATGCCCTACGTCTTCTCGGGGCAGTACCAGCAGCAGCCATCTCCGGGCGACGGCGGGATCATCAAGACCGCTAAGATCGAGACGGTGGATGCGCTTCCCGCCGGCCTGCAGTTCGTGCGCGGGTGGGACTTGGCTGGAACCGAGGCCAAGATGAAGCGGGGTGACTGGACCGTGGGTGGCAAGCTGGGCCGCAGTCAGGACGGCGTCATCTACATCGCGGACGTCCTGCGCGAGCGGATGGGCCCGGACGAGGTGGAGACGGCGATAGGCAACACCGGCAAGGCCGACATGGTCCTCCAGTCGATTCCGCAGGACCCCGGGCAGGCGGGCAAGGCGCAGGTCATGCACCTGAGCCGCAAGCTCTACGGCGTGCCGGCCACCTTCTCGGTTGAGAGCGGGGACAAGGCCACACGCGCGGCAGGATTCGCCGCGCAGGTCAACGCCGGCAACGTGAAGATGCTCCGGGCGCCGTGGAACGAGGCGCTGCTCAACGAATTCAAGATGTTCCCCAACGGCCACTACGACGACCAGGTAGATGCGTTTTCGCGCGCCTTCAATTCCCTGGATGACTCACTGGCCCTCTTCATGGCACAGGCTCAATGACCACACCGACCTTCCACCAAGACGGCTACATGGATGCCGTGCTTGGCGCAGGCGGCATCGCGGCCCTCACAAGCGCGATCGGCCAGAGCGACGCGGCCATGTATGCCGAGGGCGGCCTGCCCGCGCGGGTGGTCGATCTGCCGGCGGACAACGCCGTCAAGGGTGGGATCACCATCACCGGCGACACCGACGGCGTCATCCTCGCGGAGATCGAGCGTCTCAAGGTGCTGCCGTTGCTGGCGGACGCAGCGCGATGGGCCCGACTGCGCGGGGGTGGGTGCCTGCTGCTGATCGTGGCCGACGGCGGTCTCCTGCGCGATCCGATGAATGTCGATCGCCTGGACACCATTCACGAGCTGCGCGTCTACGACATCGATGACCTTTCGGTCGACCGCTCGTACAACAACCCGAACGAGGTCACCTACGGCCAGCCGGAGCTATACCGCCTGTCGGTACGCGGCGCAGGTACGCAGGTGCTGGTTCACCAGTCACGCTTGGTGGAGGTGCCGGGCGACCCGATGCCGGCGTCCATGAAGCAGGACAGCATTCCGTGGCGGGGCCGCGCCGCCGCCGCTCGCGCCTTCCGGCGGATCCGCGACTACATCGACAGCGTCGGTTTGGCGCGCGAGATCCTGCGGCGCAAGCAGCAGGCCGTGCACAAGATGAAGGGGATGGCCCAGGCCATCCAAGCGCAGCAGGAGGAAATGATCCAGAAGCGCCTGACGATGGTCGATCAGGCACGCGGTGTTCGAAACAGCGTGGCCGTTGACGCAGATGACGACTACGACATCCGGGACACCAGCGTCGGCGGCGTCAACCAGATCCTGCAGGAGATGCAGATCGCGCTGTCGGCTGAGTCAGGCATCCCCGTGACGCTGCTGTTCGGGCGCTCGCCCGGCGGCCAGAACGCCACCGGCGATGCCGACTTCGAGGGCTACTACAACCTGGTCGAGCAGCTGCGCAGCCTGCGCATGCAGCCTGCTTTGGAGCGAATCATCTCCCTGATCTGCGCTCAGAACACGATGGCCGGCAAGGCGCCGGACAACTGGACTGTGGTGTGGTCGCCCCTGAAGCAGCTCACTCAGAAGGAACTGGCCGATATCGGCAAGACCAAGGCCGAGACCCTCAAGATCGAAGCGGATGCGTTGGCCGCCATCACCGGAACCAGTGCGCTGACCGAAGACGAGGCAAGGGACTACATACAGCAGCGCGGCCTGTTCGGCCTCGATCCCGACGACACCACGCCCGGCACGGCGAAGACCTATGCAGCGCAGACATGAAGAAGAAGCCCGGCAAGGCGCGGCGCTGGCTGTACCCGGCCGGCGTGGAGCGCGACTACACCCGCCGCCTGGTGGCGATCGCTGACGAGGCCGTGCAGACCATCGAGCCCGCCGTGCTACGCGCGCTGGGATACCGGGCCGACGTCGCCGATCCATCGATCGACATCGGCTGGTATGACGGTCTGGTCGAGGCGCTCCGAGCCGGAACCGGTCTCTCGCCCGTGCAGGATCAGGTGCTCGGCCCGCTGATCAGCGAGTTTGCCCGTCGGACGACCAGCTTCAACAAGCAGCAGTTTCACGGCGTCCTGCGCTCCGCATACGGCGTGAACGTGCTGACCGCCGATCCAGAGCTGCGAGGCATGCTGAGCGTCTGGGAGGCCGAGAACCTGGAGCTGATCAAGTCGCTACCGACGAAGTACGTCGACCAGCTGCGCGGCCAGGTGACCGCGGCGGTGCAGTCCGGCAAGAGTCTGCGAGATGTGGTCGCGCTGGTGAAAAAGACCGGCAAGGTCACGAAAGGTCGCGCCGAGCTGATCGCGCGGGACCAGATCGGCAAGTTGAACGGTGACATCACCCAGGCTCGGCAGCAAGGCATCGGCGTGGAGGAATACCGCTGGCGCGGCGTTCTGGACGGCCGCGAACGCTCCGAGCACGTCGCCCGCGAGGGCAAAACCTACCGATGGGACAAGCCGCCGGAAGACGGGCACCCCGGGCAGCCGATCCGGTGCCGGTGCAGCGCCGAGGCTGTCCTGCCTGATCTGGACGACCTGAACGCCCTGATCGTTCACTGAGGAATCAACCATGCCAACCGTTCAGCGGTTCGACCGCATGCCGCTGCGAGCCACTCGCACGGCCGAGGGCTTCGTGCAGGACACGGCAGTCCTGACGCGCACGGGCATCTTCGAGTACCGCCAGCCCAATGGCTCCATCCGCCGCGAATACCGGCCGCCGGAGGAGGTGTTCCATGCCGACTCGCTGGCCAGCTACAAGGGCAAGCCGATCACCATCGGCCATCCCGGGCTGGTGACCTCGAAGAACGCCAAGCACCACACCTGCGGCGCCTGCCTCGGCGAGGGAAGGGAGGACGGCAACGACGTGCTCGGCGATCTGATGATCTACGACACCTCCGCGATCGATGCCGGCGCCAAGGAGCTGAGCAACGGATACACGCTCGACCTGGACGAAACCCCGGGCGAGATCAACGGCGAGCGCTACGACGCCGTGCAGCGAAACATCAGGGTGAATCACATCGCCCTGGTCCCCCGTGGCCGTGCGGGCAACGCCCGGCTCAATCTCGATGCGGCAGACGCCGACACAACTGAGGAAGACAACCCCATGCCCACGAACATGGTGCAAGTTCGCTTGGATAGCGGCCTGTCCTACGAGGCGGCGCCCGAAGTCGCCAATGCGTACCAGGCCAGCCAGGACGCCCTGACAGCGTCCCGGTCGGATGCCGACAAGGAGCGCGCCCGCGCTGACGCCGCCGAGGCGAAGCTGAAGGACGCGGAGAAGGACGCGGAGAAGATCCGCCAGGACGCGGCCACCGCCGCCAAGGCCCGCCTCAAGCTCGAAGACAGCGCAACCAAGGTCGGCGCCGAATTCAAGCAGGACGCCAGCGACACCGAGATCCGCACCGCGGTGATCAAGAAGGTGCGCGGCGACGGCTTCGACCTGACCGGCAAGTCTGAAGGCTACATCGAGGCGGCCTACGACCTGGCCGTCGCCGACAAGGGCCAGCGCCAGGACGCCGTGGCGCACCAGCGCAATGAGATCACCCCGCCGGCCAGTGGCAAGCCGGAAGTCCGCCAGGACGCCCGTTCCGCGCGTGAGCGCATGATCGCCCGCGCGAGCGGCGAGACCACCGAGGACTGAACCGATGTACGAGGAATATCAGAGCCGCGCATTTGCGGGCATGAAGGGCGACGCGGGCGATGACCGTGTCGAATCGTTCCCGGTGGGGGCCGCAGGGCTGGGCCTTGGCCTGGTCACCGGCACAAACGCCAGCAAGATCCTGGTGCCGGGCGCCGGCACCAAGGTGCGCGGCATCAGCCTGCACAGCCACACCATCACTGGTGCTGGCTACGTGCAGTACGACTGTGCCTCGGTCATGACCAAGGGCCATGTCTGGGCGCAGGTCGCTCCGGCCGGCGTGGTCACCGAGGACGGCCCTGTGTCGTTCAACGCCGATGGCCGTGTGGCCAACGCCGGCACCGCGCTGCCCAATGCGGTCTTCCGCAGCGGCATCGTGGCCGTGACCGACGCCGCCGGCGTGTCCAGCAACATCGCGCTGGTCGAGCTGCACAACCCCTTCGCCACCGCTCCGGCCGCCCCGTAACAGGGTCGGTCCAGCAACCCATCTCTCTCAGCCGCCTCAGGGCGGCTTCCTTTTTTAGGAAACCCCAATGCCCGCCACTCATCTGCACTACGACGAGGCCGATGTCGTTGCCGTGGGACAGTTCCAGCAGAATTCCGGAGCCGATTTGATCCGGCAGGACGCTGGGATCTTCACCGCCCGCCAGCTCGACTACGTCCGCACCCGCACCTACGACCGCCAGCTGCCCCCGATGAAGGGCCTGACGCTCGTACCGCCGTCCAGCGACGTCCCGGAATGGGCCGAAACGATCACCTACTCGGTGTATGACTCGGTCGGCATCGCCAAGGTCATCGCGAACTATGCCGATGACCTGCCGCGCGCCGACGTGAGCCGCATCGAGAAGACCATCCGGGTCAAGACCATCGGCGACAGCTACGGCTACAACGTCAATGAGCTGATCGCCTCCAACGCAACCGGCGCCAACCTGCCGACCCGCAAGGCCAACGCCGCGCGCCTGGCGATCGAGATCAAGCTCAACCTGATCGGCATGGTCGGCGATGCCGATTACGGCCTGTTCGGCCTGACCAACCACCCGAACATCGGCACCACCACCATCACCGGTGGCTGGACCATGGCGACCGACGCCGACGTGATGCTGGCCGACCTGGACCTCATCTACAACGCGGTCCGCGTGCAGTCCAAGGGCGTGCACACGGTCAACAAGATCGCCATGGCCACCGAGCCGCTGTCGATCATCAGCTCCAAGCGCCTGCCGGACTCGAACGGCCTGACCGTCGCCGAGTTCTTCCGCCGCAAGCACCCGGGCCTGGTGTTCGATGAGCTGGCTGAGCTGACCGGCGCAGGCCCGGGCGGGGATGATCTGATCATCGCCGGCGAGTTCGCCCCGGACAACATCACCCACGACGTCCCGATGCAGTTCAACCAGCTGCCGGCCCAGCCGCGCAACCTGGAGCTGCTCGTGCCCTGCATGGCCCGCAGCGCGGGCGTCTCGGTCTTCTATCCCCTGGCATTCACCAAGGCGGTGCTGTGATGGCTACCTACAAGAACAATTCCGTCGGAGCTCACGTGCACGGCGGCAAGGTCATCGCTCCTGGCGCGACCTTCGATGCAAAGCCGACCCCAAACCTCGAAAAGCTGGTCAAGGCCGAGATTCTGCAGCTGGCATCGGCCGGCTCGGCGGCGGCGGCCAGCGGCGGCGGCGATGACAAGGCAGCGCTGGTCGCGCGCGCCAAGGAGCTGGGCGTCCCGAACGTCGGCGGCAACTGGGGCGTCGAGAAGCTGAAGGAAGCCATCGCCGAGGCCGAGAAGAAGGCCGGCACCGACACCGGTGGCGACGGCGAACAGAAGGACGCCTGACCCATGGCCACCGTCATCGAGATACTGGACTTCCTCGCACCGGGGCTGACGGCCACGCCGGAAGAGAAGGAGATGGCCCTCTCGTTGGCGGAGGCCTACTGCCCCGCGTGCCTGACCCAGACGAAGGCGGATGAAGCCGTCGCGCTGTACGCAGCGTGGCTGCTCTACGCCAGGGAGCAGGCGAAGGCAGCGAATGAAGCCGGCGAGGTTGTCCCGGTAGGGGTGAAATCCCAGACCGACGGCGACCTCAGCCGCACCTATACCGGGGACGTCTCCGGCGCCGACGGGGTTTCTGACCCCGCCGGCTACTACGGGCGCTGGAAGGCCCTCAATGACATCTGCGCGCGCGTGGGTGCCATCACCGTGAGTCCGGTGCTCGGAGGTTGCTGCGGATGGCCGCCGTAACGAAGTCGAGCAGCAAAGAGCTGGATGCCTACGTACGCAACGTGAATGCCCTGGATGGCCACGGAGTGAAAGTGGGTATCCAGTCCGATGCAGGGACGCATGAAGGCACCAGCATCCTCGACATTGCCATCTTCAACGAGTTCGGGACAGAGACGATCCCCGCACGGCCATTCATTCGGGACTTCGCACAGAGGAACGAGAAGGGACTCGGAGCGGCCATGGATCGTATCGCCACCAAGATCGAGAAGGGAGCGACGGTAGACGCAGGCCTGGCGCAGCTGGGGACATTCGCCCAGCAGGTCCAGCAGGCGCACGTTCGTGCCTCCAAGTCGTGGGCGGTGCCAAATGCACCCTCCACCATCAAGCGCAAGGGGAGCGATGTGCCGCTGGTCGATGACAGCGTGTTGGTCAATGCCATCCGCTGGGAGAAGACCTGATGGCGATGCTCGGAGAACGAACACTCCCGCGTATCACCCGGACTGCCGGTCGATACGTCAAAGGCCGCTGGGTTGATGGGGAAGAGTCGGAGACGACCTTTCGGGCCAGCATCCAGCCGGCCAAAAAGGACGACTACGACCAGCTCCAGGCTCTCGCTGAGGGCCGGCGGGTCGAGTCGGCTATCCGGATCTACACCAGGACCGAACTGGTGGTGGCCGGCGATACCGCGCAGAACGGCGATCTGGTCATTCATCGCGGCGATCGATACCTGGTCACCGCCGGCAGCGATTGGAACGTCGGTATGCGCGGCGTGGACCACTACCGCTATCTGGCGGTCAGGCAGAAGCCCACGGCGGAGGAGGGCTCATGATCGAAGACGAGATTCTCGCCTTGGTCAGCCAGGCCACGCAGCTGCAGGTGATCTTCGCGAACCAGAACGGCCCTCGGCCCAAGCTGCCATACATCACGCTTCGAGTCGGCACCGCGCCGCGGCAGGGCCTGCTTGAAGGTGAACTGTCTGAGGACGGGGTCCAGACGTACGCGGGGCACCGTGACGCGACCGTCGAGCTTCAGTGCTTCGGCGATGGTGGTTTCGACGCGCTCGACGGTCTCAGCCAGCGTCTCAAAGGCCCGGGAATGCTCGCGGCTGCGCTCGCGGCCAATCTCGCTGTCTACGCTACGGACGCCGTCCAGAACGTGCCAGTGCTGCGCGATGGCGGCAAGTACGAGCCGCGCGCCGTGATGGACATCGGCATTCGCTACACCAAGGAGCACGACGAGGACGTCGGGCTGATCAAGACCGTTCGAGGCGACATGACGCTCCAGGACGGAGGCGGCGACCTGGTGGACCAGTTCGAGGCTACAGCGGAGCCCTGAGGCCCAACAGCACCAACACCATTCCGAGCCGCCCCCGGGCGGCCCTTTTCATGCCCAGGAGCAACCTGCAATGGCATCCATCAACCGCATCGCCAACGTCGAGATCTCGCTGGCGACCACATCGATCAATCAGCAGTCGTTCTCGGACCTGCTGTTCCTCGCGGCCCTGCCGGCCATCGAGGACCGGGTGTTCCTGGTGACTTCCGCCGACGATCTGCTGACCCACGGTGTGGAGATCACCGATCCGCTGTATGCCGCCGTGCAGACGGTGTTCCAGCAGCCCCGTGCAATCAACCAGGTCTACATCGGCCGGCACACGGTCGATGAGGACGGTGACCCGGCCGAGACCATCGTCGAGGCGCTGATTGCGATCAACGCGATCAATAGCGGCTGGTACGGCATCGTCCTGCTCAGCCGTGAGAATGCCGACATCCTGGCTGCGGCGGCCTGGACCGAAGCGAACGAGAAGCTGCTGCTGGCCAGCTCCTCCGATGCCACGATCCTCACCAATGTCACCACCGACATTGGCAGCCTGCTCAAGGCCCAGAACTACAACCGCACCGCAATCTGGTATCACGCCGATGCCGGCACGGAGTGGCTGGAGGTCGCTCTCGCGGCCGATCGTTTCACTTACGACCCCGGTGCCGAGACCTGGGCCAACGTGCGCCTCACCGGCGTGAAGGTGGATGCGCTGACCGAGTCGCAGGCGCAGATCGCCCACAGCAAGAACGTGAACACCTTCGAGCAGTTCCGCAATCTGGGGCTGACCCAGCGCGGGACCGTCGCCAGCGGCGAATGGATCGACGTGATCCGATTCCGTGACTGGCTGAAGGACCGCATCCAGACGGGTGTCGTCGATGTGCTGGTCAAGGCAGACGGGAAGATCCCGTACACGAGTGCCGGCATCCAGGTCATCGTGACCGCCCTGCGCGCCGCGCTCGACGCCGGTGTGACCGCCGGCGGCATCGCCCCGGAAGAGACCGACGACCAGGACAGCTACCCGGGCCTGGCCGAGATCAGTGACGGAGTGAAGTCGCGGCGGCTGCTGGAGGGCATCAAGTTCTCGGCGCGCCTGGCCGGCGCCATCCACACGACCGACATCACCGGCACCCTTTCCTACAGCATCTGAGGACACCGCCCATGGGCGTCAAGACCTACGATTCCTCGCAGGTGATCGTCACCTGCGGTCCCCACATCATCACCGGCTATGCCGAGGACACCTTCATCTCCGTGGAAGAGATGGGCGACGGCATCAGCTCCGTGGTGGGCGCCAACGGCGAGAAAGCACGCTCGATGTCCCAGAACCGTTCTCTCCAGATCACGCTGACGCTGCTGCAGACGAGCAAGAGCAACGACGCGCTGTCGGCGCTGCATTCGTTCGATCGCGCTTCGCACGGGCAGGGTGTGTTCCCCTTTGCCGTCACGGACCTGACCGGCCGGACGGTGATTGCCGACGCCACCTCTTGGGTGGTGAAGAAGCCGAACTCAGAGTTTGGCGCTACCGTCGGCACCCGTGAATGGGTGATCGAGACGTCCAACGACGCCGTCCACCACGTCGGGGGCGCACGCTGATGGCCCGCCAGGAAGTGGTGATCGGCACCACGACGTTCTACCTCCAGACCTTCGCGCCGCGCGACGCCCTGCGCATCTTCGGTGACCTCCAGAAGGACCTGCTCCCCAGCTTGGGCGGCGTCCTTGCCGCGGTGGCAAGCCAGGACGAGGGCGACATCAACCCGGAGGCACTGCTCACGGGGATCAAGTCGTTCTCGATCTCCCTGGACGGCAAGGCGCTCGATGCCTGGTGCGATCGCCTGATCGATTCGGAGCGGGTCACCTACGAAAGGAACGGCAAGGACGCTCGAAAGCTATCCAAGGCCAACATGGATGAAGCGTTCGAGGATTTCGCCGAGATCCTGGAGCTGCTGTTCCACATCATCAAGCTGAACTTCGCCGGCCCTTTGGGGCGCTGGCTCGGCCTCTCTGGTCCGGGCCTGAAAGAGAAGCTGGGCGGTCTGTTGGGCGGTTCCAGCCCGAGCTCGAGCGAGAATTCCTGATCTTCCGCCCGGTCATGGCCGGGCACGTGACCATGACCGAGGTCAACCAAGGATCGGTTGACCTCATGGACCTCATCAAGATCAATGCCCTGATCGACGCCCGCGAGGCTGCCGAGGCCGCGGCATCGAAGAAAAACGGGAAGTAGCCATGGCACTCCGTGAACTCGTCACCCAGCTGCGATACGAGCTGAAGGACGGCAATCTCAAGAAGTATGTGGACGGATACCGGAACGCCGAGAAGCAGATCAACACGGTCGCCAAGGCCGCGTCGCAGAAGCTCAACGGCGCGCTGCGGGATTCCACCCGCAGCATGGGCGAGATGAATCGCACCGGTGGGCGCCTTACTGGAATGATGCGAGGCCTAGTGCGCGAGACGCGCGAGTTCGCCATCGGCCTGCGTCAAGGGGCCCGTCAGGGCTACGGAGAAGTGCTTCGGCAGATGGATCGGGTTGAGGCACGGCAGCGCCGCCTTCGCCGAACAGGAGCCGGCGGGGCCGGAGAGCGCATGGGGTTCGGCGGCGGCATGCTGCAGGGGGCCATCCAAGGCGTCCTGGCGACGATCACCGGCAAAGCGTTCATGGATGCCTCTGACTCTTGGTCCACGACCAAGGGACAGCTCGCCCTTCAGAACGAGGACCCCGTGGATCGCGCAAGGTCCCGCGACTATTTGTTCAGCCGAGCCCAACAGCAGGGACAGGATTACGGAACCTCGGTCGGGACGTACACCCGAATTGCGAGAAACCGTCAGGTCCTGGGCTTGAGCAATGACCAAGTCCTTCAAATGACCGGGACACTGGGTGGGATGCTGGCACTTGGCGGCGGCTCCGCATCATCCCAGCAGGCAGCTCTGGAACAGTTTGGCCAGGCCATGAGTAGCGGCGTGCTGCGTGGCGAAGAGCTGAATTCGGTACTGGAGCAGGCGCCTGTTCTGGCTAACGCCATCGCCAAGTCATTCGGGATCACGAGTGACCAGCTCCGAAACATTGCCCAAGAAGGGAAGCTGACGTCCAAGGGGATCGCGAAGGGTCTGCTGGGTCAGGCGGAGGAGATTGATGCCGCTATGGCCTCACTCCCTATGACCTTCCAGCGGTCGTTCACCCAGATCCGCAACCAGTTCACGCGCATGGCAGGCGAGTTGAATGAGAAGTACCAGCTGGCCGAGAAGTTCAACCTGGCCGCCCAGTGGGTGATCAACAACATGGGCAAGGTAGCGATTGCCATTGGACTGCTGGCCGTGGGTACAGGCGCTGTCCTAGCCATCAATGGCCTGGCCTCAGCCTTCAAGGCGATCGGGACTGTCGGACGCCCTCTCCTCCTGTTCTTCAACAGGCTTGCAAAAGGAAGCATCGCCCAAGCCTTTGCGAAATTCGGAAGGGCCGGGCTGATGCTTTTGCGGGTGCTTCGGTGGATGTCTATGGCAGTGAGTGCGATTGCGGCTATCGGTGCAGGACCCCTCCTTGCAATCGCCGCGGTACTCGCCCTGATTGCGGCCGTAATTTACAAGTATTGGGGCCCCATAAAAGCTTTTCTCATAGGCGTTTGGCAGGGTTTCAGTGAGGCTGCATCACAGGCATTCGACGAGCTGGCCCTTGCATTGCGGCCGCTTGGCCCGTATCTGGCGGCCGTCGTAGGGTGGCTCAAGGAGATGTGGACTTGGTTCCTCAACCTGATCGCTCCAGTCAACGCGACGCAGGAAGAGCTGGACCAGGCGACGGCATCAGGCAAGAAGTTCGGGCAGGCGATGGTTGCCAACCTGAGGATAGTAATCGCCGTCATTGGTCTGCTTGTACGCGGCATCGTCGTTGTTGGCCAAGTCATGGGCGCCGTCACCGGCGTCATTGGAGCGGCGTGGGACGCAATCATCGGCCGTTTCCGCAGTGGTTGGGCGGCTCTCACGGCCGCAATTCCCGGGTGGGCCTTGAATGGTGTCGGAATCATGGGGCAGCTGGCCAATGGTGGCTCCCTGGCGAGCGTTGCCGCATCGAGCATGGTCTCCGCAGGGCGAGGTAGCCAGAGCGTTTCGAACACGACCAGAGCGACCGTCCACGTCACGCCTCCCCCTGGTGGCAGTCCTGCTGCGTACGGCGCTGCCGCCCAGCGAGGGACCTCCAAGGCTCTGAGCAGCTTCCAGTATCAGCTTCCGACTGCGGTCGAAGCGTTTTAACCCGGTGCCGCGCTGGTGGTTACCTCCTAGCGCGGCACCCACTACACAAGGCCAGATGGATCCTCATGGCAGACATGACCTTTTTCGACGGCTTCTCGTTCACCTGGGCGAGTGATGGTCCGGTTGCCACGCTCACCCAGGAGGCGGTCAAGGTCGGGTGGAACTTCATTGGCCAGACGCCGCCGGCGGTGGAGCAGTTCAACGCAGTGCACCATCTGGATGGGCAACGCCAGCAATGGTTGTTCGGTCAGCTCAAGGGCGTCACCGACGCCGCAGGCATGACGCTCGTTCCGGACGATACCGGCACGCTGTGGGACGCCCTCTACTCAGAGTTCAACATCGGGTTTACCCCGGTGCAGCAGGGGGGCGGCGCGGGACAGTCTTCGAACAAGGTGCATATCGGGTGGGGCGGGAGCGCCGGGCTGAAGGCACAGGTAGATGGGACGGACCTCGGTTCCTTCGTTTTTGCCAGTCGGCAGTTCACTGCGGGCGCAGGGCTCACCGGAGGCGGCACGTTCGGATCTGACCGCGTCATCAGCATGGGCACGCCCAGCACCATCACGACGAGCTCCTCGAACTCGGCGGGCGGGGCCAGCCATAGCCACGCGCTGGACATTTCGCTCCCTGCTATTCCTGGCACGCTGCCTGTATCCAAGGGCGGGACCGGTGCGAACGACGCCGGGCAGGCGCGCGCGAATCTCGGGATGGGTGCCTTCTTGAAGCTGGCCGAGCTGTCGCTGGCGGAAAACGGGTATGCCCGCCTCGGGACGGACAACGGACAGCAAGCCCTGATTCTTCAGTGGGGCAGGTTCTTTCCAGCGGCCGCTATGCCCGAGGGGCCGGGGCCCACTATCAGCTTCCCCACTCCATTTCCGAGCGCGTGTCTGGCGGTGGTTACTTCGGAGCGAACTGCGGCAGGTAATGCCGGCGTCGATGCATTCATTCAAATTGTTGGTTCCCCATCAGCGAGCCAGTTCCAAACCTACGTACAGAAACCAGGCGACGCCTCGGCCAATTGGTCTGGGATGTTCTGGTTCGCAGTCGGGTACTGACCATGTCGCTTACCGCGTTGACGTTCAATTCGGTGTTCGGCACGCGCGCCGTCATCGGCACCCTGCAACTGGATGCACTTGTGAGCGAGGACACGATCCTCGACAGCTACGCGACCATCTACCCGGTCGAGGACGGCGGGAGCATCACCGACAACGTCTCGAGCGACGCCGAGAAGCTCTCGCTCACGGGCCAGGTCACTTCAGCCGAGATCACGGTCTATGGCGCAGGCGGCTGGCAGAAGCTGATCCAGGCCAAGGATGTGTTTCGGCAGCTGCACGAGGCTCGAACGCCGATCAGCATCTCTACCGGCATGGACAACTACACCGACATGGTGATGGAACGGTGCAGGATCGGGCGCACCAACGAAGGGGACCACTTCACTGTTGAGTGTGACTTCCGCAAGATCCTCAAGGCGCAGCTGCAGACCGATACGGTGCCGGAGGACAAGGCCGCGCCGAGTGTCAGGGGGAAGGCGGGAGCAACGAGGACCAGTGGCGGAAAGGTGAGTACCGAGGACCTGGATGAGAAATCGCGCCAAGCGGCCACGGACAGTGTGAACAGGCAGCTCGGCATCGGACCGCGATCGGTGTCGCCGGGGATTCAGTGATGTTCAAGATATCCACCATCGATTCCAACGACCAGCTGCTGGAGATTGAGCTGGACGGTGAGACCTTCTTCGTTCGCTTGAGCTGGAACAGTGAGGCCGCGTTCTGGGTCATGGAGATCCAGAACTACAACCAGGAGACGCTGGTGGCCGGGGTCATCGTCGTGCCGAACGTGCCGCTGCTTGCTCGCTTCCACTATCTGGACGTGCCGCCGGGAGAGCTGATGGCTCTGCTGCCGGGCGACGACAGCACCATCGCGCGTGATGGCTTTCTCACTGGGAAGGCAAGCCTGATCTACATGACCGAGGCGGAAGTGTCGGCAATCAAGGGAGGGTCGCGCTGATGGCTCGTTTCCGTCGCACGTTCCGTCTCGTCGTGGGCCCGGCCGGAGGGCAGGGCATCACGATCCAGCCGCCGATGCAGATTCAGTTCGATGTCACCAAGGACTCGAAAGAGGATCCGAACGTTCATTCGATCCGGATCTACAACCTCAAGGAATCGACCCGTGCGGCCCTGGAGAAGCCGGACCTCCGGGCGTACTTGTATGCCGGGTACGAGGAAGAGAGCGGCGGAATCTTGCTCGCTGCAGGCACCTTGGTTGACTCGTTCACCCGGTTTGACACACCTGACGTGGTCACCGAGCTGGCCGTGGTGGACGGCTACGGCGAGCTGCGCGACAGCGCGGTCAGCTTGAGCTATGGGGCGGGAGCCAACTCGGCGACCATCATCAAAGCCGTGGCCCTCCAGATGGGACTCGTCCTGAACATGCCGCAGTCCTTGCAGTCGAGGACGTGGGATCACGGCTTCAGCTTCTACGGCCCGGCGCGGCAGGCACTGCACAAGCTGTGCCGGGGCTCTGGTGTCGAGTGGTCGGTCCAGAACCAGACGCTTCAGGTTGTTGCCGTTCGCGGGACCACGGAACGCTCCGTGGTCGTGCTGCGTGCGGATTCGGGGCTGATCGGCTCGCCCGATCGCGTTCGCGAGTCGGCTCGGGAGATGGAACCCAGCGCCGGGCCGGGCACGGCCACGAAGAAAAAGAAAAGGGACCGAAGTGTGGCCGCGACGATCGTGTCCGAGCGGCAGCGCCGCGACGGATGGCGGGTGCGGTCGCTGCTGCTGCCTTGGATCAACCCCGGCGACCGTGTCCAGATGGACAGCCGGCAGGTTCAGGGCCTGTGGCGTGTTGAGTCGGTGTCCCACAACGGGGACTACCAAGGCGGCGACTGGACGACCGAAATGCACCTTGTGGAGCGTGTGGGATGAGCCAGGCCAGCGATATCCGCAGACTGATCGCCACCGAGCTGGCAGATGTGCATACGTGCTTGCCGGGCAAGATAGTCAGCTTCGACGGCCTCGCGGCGGTCGTGCAGCCCTCTCTGAGCAAGGCTCTCGCATCGGGAGACGACTTGCCGGCGCCGCAGATTGTGAGCGTGCCGGTCTGCTTCCCGCGCGGCATGGGCGGCAAGGCCATCATCTCCGTGCCGCTGGGCGCCGGGGATGACGTCCTCCTGCACTTCTCGGAGCGTGCTCTGGAGAACTGGCTTTCGGGCAAGGACGGTGCCCCTGGCGATCCCCGCATGTTCGACCTGTCCGACGCCTTTGCCACGCCGGTATGCCGGCCCGGGGGCAGTTTGGTCGACACCGTGAATCTCGTGGTCCGTCTGGATCAGGCCAGCATCACGATATCGCCCGATGGAACCGTGGTGATCTCAACGCAGGGCGCCGCCGAAGTGACCGCCCCAGCAGGCCTGACGATCAACGCTGACATCACCGTCAACGGCATGATCGAAGCAACCGGCGATGTGACGGGCGGCGGGGTCAGCCTCATGAACCACCTCACCACCAACGTCACGCCGGGAACCGGCATGTCAGGGAAGCCGGCGCAATGACCCTGGACCTCAAGCTCAACGCGGGCCATGACCTCGCGGTCGAAATGACCAGTGCTGTTTTGGTGGACGGCGCCGCGCGGATCAAGCAGCAGATCAAGGTGACTCTGCTGACCTGGCTGGGAGAGTACTTCCTCGATACCGCGTTCGGCGTGCCCTACCTGGAATCGATCCTGGTGAAGAAGCCCAGCCGAACCGAGATCGAGGCCGTGCTCCGCAGCAGGATCAATGACGTGCCAGGCGTCTCTCGGGTCAACACCATGCAGCTGACGATCGACCGCGAGCGCCGCTCGCTTCAGGTCACCTTCGAGGCATCGACCCTCGAGGGCCTTGTGGCCGATACCATCAATCTCTCGGAGTAGTTCATGGCCGACTTCGGCGTTACACCCGCCGGCTTCATCCGCAAGCGCTTGGCCGACATTCGGCCGGAGATCATCGCCGCGCTGCGGAACAATCTTCAGGTGGCCGGACTGCCCGGCGACATCGAGACGCGGCCGGATTCCGTGCTCGGCATCTTGATCGATACCTTCGCTGAGCGCGAGGCAGCGGTCTGGGAGCTGGCCGAGGGCGTCTACGGCGCCATGTACCCCAGCACTGCCAGCGGCGTGAATCTGGACAATGCCGTGTCCTTGACCGGCGTTGTTCGCGAAGGGGCGACCAGCTCCCGCGGTTATGTGGTGCTGTTCGGTGAGGGGGGCACGACGGTGCCGGCTGGCTCGCAGCTCCGCAATGTCGAGACTCAGGAGGTGTGGCAACTCGGCGACGAGGTGCGCATCACCCGGTCCAACACGGCGCGTGCCACGATCGGGCTGGTCGGCGCGCCGGCGGCGGGCACCTACACGATCTTCATCGATGGCGTCCCCTACAGCTACGCGGCGGGTATCGGCGAGAGCACGGCGCAGATCGTGCTGGGCATCGCCGCTGCAATCACGGACAGCACGGTCACAGTGGTGGCCACCGACGCTGAGGTGCAGCTGACCGCGCCAGCGGGAACTGGCTTCCCGTTGGGCATTACGCCGAACCTGCGGGTTTCAGGACTGGGGAGTCCCGCGCTGGCGGAATCCCTCAGCCCGTCCACTTTGGGGGCGGAACCTGACACGCTGACGGAAATCCTGACCGAGGTCAGCGGTTGGGCCGCGGTGACCAATCCCTCGCAAGCTTCCTTGGGCGCGGTCGCGGAGAGCGATTCGTCGCTGCGCAATCGATACGGCACCGGCCTGTATGCGCTGGGCGGTGCCACGCTGCGGGCGATCATCGCCCATGTCCGGACCAAGGCCGCCGGGGTGACCAACGTGGTCGCCTACGAGAACACCGGCGACTACACGGATATGGCGCGCCGGCCGCCGCACTCGGTTCATGTCATCGCCGAAGGCGGGCTGGACGTCGAGATCGCCCAGGCAATCTACGATGCGAAGGCCGCCGGCATCGACACGCACGGTGCTTTTGCCGTGCCGGTCACCGGTGCCCTGGGCCTCCAGACCGTTGTGCGGTTTGATCGACCCGTGCCCGTCTATGTCTGGATCAAGGCGGACATCACGCTACTTGACCCCGGCGAGCAGGCTTTCCCCGATGCCGGCCTGGTCGACATCGAGGAGGGTCTGGCAGCGTTCGGTGGTCAGCTCGAGATCGGCGATGACGTGGTGTGGCAGTCGTTCTTCCGGGCCGTCTACTCGGTCCCCGGGGTCGCCTACGCCAATCTGACCTTCGCCACGTCCACGGATCCGGCGATCGCGCCGGCGCCTGGTGCCTACCACGCGGCCAACATCACCATTCAGCCGCAGCAGCGCGCAATGTTTGATGCCAGCCGGGTCGAGGTGAGCAATGGATCTTGACCAGGACCATGGACGCATTGCCTGGTCCAACTGGACCGCGCAGTTCAAGGACTCGCCGCGGCTCCGGTCAGTGGTCATGGCGCTGCTGCAACCCTTCACGACGGTGCAGGGGGCATTGAAGCAGCTGCGCGACGATCGCTGGCTAGACGCCGCTGTCGGTGCCCAACTGGACGGCCTCGGGGATCTACTGGATCGACCGCGGCGCATCACCAATACGCG